TGAATTAACAACAAAATTAACTCAAGTTCAAAAAGAGGTAAACGAAATGAATTTTAATAAGTTTAATCTTTATAAACTTAAAGAATTAAAAAATGGTCTTAATTAAGACCATTTTTTTTTGATTCTATGTAAATCGCTTTTAATTTTTGAGTTCTTTTCTTAACTGAAGGTTTTACGAACTCTTCCCTTTCTCTAAGTTTTTGTATCTGTTTTGTTTTTTGAACCTTTTGTTTGTAGGTCCTAAGAGCAGATTCAAGACTCTTTTCATTTTTAATTTCTATTATTAACATAATTTGGTTTTAGTATTATATAAATATATTTTGGAAATACAAGAATTTTTCTTTATATTTTAATTAACACCATAAATTAAAATAATATGAAGAAAATTAATGAAAACTGGGAAATTTATACCCCTTGGATACTATGAAAATGTAAAGATTGGTTACGGAACTGTAGACTTTAAAAATTTAAAAACCGTATACATAAAACTAAATTCTTGGTTATTACCTGAAAGTGAGACCGATAATTTCGAGTTAATACTGTCAAGAACAAGACGTGAAATAAAAACGTACTTGTACTATTTGGAAAATGAGTTTTTCAAAAAAGAAAATATTGTCGATTTAGACGTTAGGACTAAAGGAATCAAATTAGAAAAAAAGTCCTTTATGAATTTAGAAATTACATTATTCGTTAAAAATCAATTTGATATTAGAGATAAAGAAGTTAAAAAAACTATTAAATCTATATCGGAAAACATTATTAATGGGAATTTAAAAGACAAAAATCTGTTTAATTTCTATAAGAACAAGAAATAAGTTGGGATATCGATGTATTTATAGTATAAAAACTGTAAATGAAGATATTAGGTCCAAACGAGACGGGTAAGGGAATCTTAATCGAGTACGACGCAGGACACGTTTCACCTGACGACAACAAAAAAATTATATCAGAAATGAAGGGTATGGACTTCTCAGAAGACCTTATCCTTTATGCTGTTTTACAAAAATACGACACACCTAACAAAAACGGGAGAATCTATCCCGAAGTTCTACTTAAAAGAGAGAACGAAAAATATCAATCCCTTATTAAGAAAGGTGGTGCTTTAAATGAATTAAATCACCCGTCATCTTCACTTATTGATTTGGATAGAGTATCACACTCTATTACAGAAACTTGGTGGGATGGTAAAATGTTAATGGGTAAGATAAAACTATTCACATCACCAGGTTGGAAGAAAATGGGTATTGTATCCACTAAAGGAGACCAAGCGGCTATGTTGATTATGAACGGCGCTACTTTGGGTATCTCTTCTCGTGGGGTAGGGTCTCTTAAAAACATTAAAGGTCAAAACATTGTACAAGAGGATTTTGAACTTGTTTGTTTTGATTTAGTGTCATCTCCATCTACGCCAGGTGCTTATGTTTTCCCTGAATTATCTGATAGAGACAAGTATCAAGAATCAATCGAAGAAAAAGGGGAAGGATTTGATAAGATGAAGTCATTAATGGGAAAATTAGATAACTTTTTATCCAAATAATAAATTTTATAGGGTTACCAATACTGAAAAAGTAAATTTTTCATAAAAACGTAGTATTTATAAGATAATAAAACAAATAAATTAAGATGAGTCAAAAATCTATTTTAGAACAAGCGTTACTTCAAGTACAAACACTTGAAGAGGCCGTAAAGCAAAATGCAAAAGGTATACTTGCTTCAACAATGAAACAAGAACTAAACGATTTGCTTAGGGAACAAGAAGAAGATGAGGACGAAACTGAAGTTCCGGTTGCTGGTCAATCAGAGGACGAAGTTAATCCTGACGAAGAAGAAGATGTAACAGGTGATGAACCTGAAGATGATGAAACTTCAATAAACGATGAACCATCCGATGAAGAAGACGAAATGGCCGATGAACCTGATGAAGAAGGTGAAATGGAAGATGAAGAATTCGGAATGGATGATATGTCAGATGAAATGGAATCTGATGATGATGTTGTCGATATGACTTCAGCGTCTGATGATGAAGTACTTAAGGTTTTCAAAGCTATGAAACCAGAAGATGGTATCGTAGTTAAAAAAGAAGGTGATAAATTATCACTTAGCGTTGATGACCAAGAGTATATCATTAAGTTAGATGGTGAAGATGGTGGAAATGAAATGGGACTTTCAGAAGAAGAATCTTATGATGAAAGCTTTTCTAATCCTGAAGACGACGCTCAATTAAATGCTTTAGGGGAAGAAGATGACGAAGACGGTACAGTTTACGAAGTCACTCTTGATGAAGATGAAATCGCTTTGGACAAAGAAGAGTCTGAAGAGCCTAAAAAAGTTGAAGCTACAGAAGCCGCAAGAAATTCAATAACCGCTCACGGAAATAAGAACGGTATGAACAGGTCAGGTTTACCTAGTAAAAAAGTACATAAAGCAGGTTCTGGTGTTTTCGGTATTAACGAAGAAGTTGAAACATTGAAAAAACAAAATTCTGAATACAAGAAAGCTTTAGTTCTTTTCAAGGAAAAACTTAACGAAGTTGCGGTATTCAACGCAAACTTAGCTTACGCTACAAGATTGTTTACTGAACATTCAACAACAAAACAAGAAAAATTGAATATTTTAAAAAGATTCGATTCAATTTCTTCTATAAACGAAGCAAAAAATCTTTACAAATCAATCAAAACCGAATTAGACACTAAAAAACCAATGACTGAGTCGGTAGTTGATAAAATTTCATTAACTCCACAAACTTCTTCAACTGAGGTATTATCTGAATCAAAAGCATATGAGAATCCTCAATTCAGAAGAATGAAAGATTTAATGAGTAAAATAAAATAATAATAAAAAAAACAAAAAAAATACAATTTTAAAATGGGAGCATTATTAGAATCAGGTATGGTTGGTAACATCGGTCTTAAGCACCTTCGTGTTATCAAAGAAGATACCATCAAAAAATGGGATGACTTAGGCTTTTTAGAAGGTCTTGGAGGTCACCAAAAAGATAACATCGCGCAATTATATGAAAACCAAGCGTCTTATTTAATCAACGAAGCTGCAGTATCTGATGCTTCTGGTTCTTTCGAGACTGTGGTATTCCCTATCATTCGTCGTGTATTCTCTAAATTATTAGCTAACGACATCGTGTCTGTACAAGCTATGAACTTACCAATCGGTAAATTATTCTACTTCATTCCTAAAATTCAAGGAAGAGATGGTGTTAACCACCGTCAACCTTATGGAATGCCAGGTAATAACGACGCGGCAACTGCTGGTTACACAGATGCTAAAAACCTTTACGATAGCTTCTATGAGGCTGGTGATGGTAACTCTCCTTCTGAAGGTTTGTTCGATTACTCTAAAGGTTCATACTCTGCTGTTACTTTAAGTGCAGCTGCAGTTGTGGCTTTCACAGGTGGTTCTGTAGGTGATGTTGCTCGTGCAGCGTTAACAGGTACTACTCAATCTAACTTAGTATTGAAATTCTCTGGTTTCACTAAAGATGGTCAAGGTAAGTTAATCGGACCTAACGGTTCTGTAATGGATACTGAAGAGTTCTTAGCTGGAGCTGAAGTTTTCGTAAGTGGAGCTTCTAAAAACTTCAACATCGTAACTCAGAAATACGGTAAAGGTATCATCGAGTATGGTTCAAGAGCTACATCAGCATTCCCTGGTGGTAGATTCCAAGATATCTGTGATGAAGAAGGTGTTATCTACATCAACGTAGATTTACAAACTTACTCTAACACAGCAGGTTTTGGTAACGCACAATTATCTAACACATTCCAAGCTTCAGATGTAACTTTAGCATTTAGAGTTTACTCTGACTTAGAATTTGAAGATGCAATTGGTGAAGTTTCTTTCGATTTAGAATCAGTAACTGTTTCTGTAACTGAAAGAAAATTAAGAGCTAGCTGGTCTCCTGAATTAGCTCAAGACGTAAGTGCATTCCACAACATCGACGCAGAAGCTGAGTTAACAGCATTGTTATCTGAGCAAATCGCAGCAGAAGTTGACCGTGAAATCTTACGTGACCTTCGTAAAGGTGCTGCTTGGACAACTAAGTGGGACTACAACGAATGGAGATATGGTAACGGTGGTGTTGCTTTCGCAGGTTACACTCAAAAAGACTGGAACCAAACGTTAATCACTAAGATTAACCAATTATCAGCTCAAATCCATAAGTCTACTTTGAGAGGTGGTGCTAACTGGATTGTTGTTTCTTCAGAAGT